ATAACGGCCGAGTCGTCGTTTTCCACTGCGAGGCGGGGTTCGTGCGGGCACGGGTGCTCGTGCGTGGCCAGGGAGTGAACGCCAGCGGCGGCGCGGTTGTTGACGTAGCCGGTGATGAAAGACCAGTGCTCGGGGTTGATGCAGTAGAGGTGCTGGCCACGGCTCTTGCGTTTCGACACGTCGAGCCCGAGGCGGCGCAGGATCGATTGCACGACCGTGGTCGCGCAGCAGCGCTTGGCGCCGAACTTGACCAGCTTGCCCAGGCGCAGGGCGTTGTACATTTCCGCCGAGGCCTGGGTCGCGGTGATCTTGGCCAGCACCTGGCGGCAGGCTGCCGAGGTGAACTCGCCCTCGCCGGTCATTGGGTCAACGCCGAGGATCGCGAAGACATCGCGCAGGAAGGCCCTGACAGGCGTTTTAAAGCGCGTCTTGGTCAAGGTGACCTTAGACTTGCGTTGCGCCTTATCGAAGGCGAGAGCCTGCGCCTCGTCGGCCTGGAGCAGCTCAAGGGCGACCACCTTCGCGATACCGCCGTCGTCGTAGAAAGCGACGTCATCGGCGCGGATGGTTTCAACGCCGAACTGGTGCTCGATCTGGAAGCGGTCGACGCGGGCCGACTCGGCCTCGCTGCGGATCTCCATGCGGTTCAACCGGGCGAACTCCTCCTCGGTCGGCGTGGTGACGCTTTCAATCAATTCGAGGCGCTGGGCGAACACCAGCTCGCCAGCGCGCTTGCGGTTGGTGCGCGACAGCTTTGCGAGCAGCGCGTCGCCATCCATGCGGGAGACCTGATAGCCGTCGGCGTAGAGCATCAGTAGCAGGTTGTTCGCAAAATTGTTCTTGGCTCGGTTCTCGTTGGTGACGCACGAGAGATACAGCTCATCGAACGCGGTTTTTTTGCGGCGCAGCAGGATCTCGTCGGTGGTCTCCTCGAACGAGCAAGCGACCTCATCCGCCGCCACGAGGCCGCGATAGATCGCCTCGCGGTCGGTATCGCGTTGCACGTTGCTGTGCCCGATGCCGATCAAGTAGCTGCGCGCGGTACGGTCGCGGCGAAGCATCTGCACGGCGTCGCTTGGGCCTACCGTGTTTCCGCTGAATAGGCCGATGTGGTGCTCGAAATGCGGGCGAGTCATCGACACGCCGGAGCTGATCGCGGGCGAGTAGATCAGTACGTCATAGTTGACGGCCTCATCGCTCGGGTTGGCGAGGAAGGCCTCGACGGCCGGATCTGACTTGGAATCGCGGAAAATCAGCAGCAGGCGCAGCTCGGGGTTCTTCTCCAGGGCGAGAACGGCCAGGCGCTTCGCGCTCTCTGCTGAGTCGCTGGCCACAAGGACACGTTTGCCGCCGTGGATCAGCTCGAGGGCCTTCTGCCAGACCTCATCGGCGTCGCCAAATCGCACCGCGACATGATCCATGGTGCCTTCGACTTCGATGATAGTGATCGGCGTTCCTGGGCAAGCCTCCTCGCAGAGACTGATTACCGAGTCGTTGGCGTCGGCGTCGCAGAGCAATACGCGCTTAGCTTTGGCCATCGCCTCGAGCATGGTGTCCATAACCCGGACCGGCCCCTCTACTGGCCCGCTGGTGACGTGGCGGATAACCTGGCTTGCCTCGTCGATGCAGAGCGTATCGAGCGTGGTAAACCAGTTGCGGTCGGTTGCGGTGCTGTAAAAGCGGGAGTTGGTAATCGAGTTGACGCAGCAGGCCATGTGCGTGACGTCGCGCATCTCAACGGCCAGAACGTCCGAGTAATGGCGGATCTGCAGGCGGTTCGCCGCGTCATCCATGAGAGTGATGCGGTGAGCCAGGTAGCCGGCGCGTTTCGAGTTGCGCATCACCGGGCCGATCAGGTTGTCGGTTTTACCGCTGCCCATTGGCGACCGGACGATGATGCAGCCCTCGAGCGACTCGACGAGGTCGGCAACGTGGCTCGGGATAAGCGTGCCGCCGTGGCTGGCGCGGATGCCCTTGATTTTGATATGGCGGATCCCTGGGCGCGCCAGGGCGGTCGGCGAGAAGCCGCGCAACTGCTGGGCCTCTGAAAGCTTGATCTTGGCGAGCCACAAGGCCCGGCGCTTGATCTTGAAGACGTTGCCGGAGAAGCCGGCCGGGAGCGCTTTGAGGACGAGCGAAATGACTTGTTTGGTGCCGTACTTGATCGGGGCGAGCATCATGCCTGCGCCGACTGCAGTGAGGGCGGCCGCCTCCTCGGTCGTGCTGCCTGCCATAACGCGCTGCAGGCAATAGGCGAAATAGTCCTTTTCGGCCTTGAGCGAGGCGTGGGAGCGCAGGGCCTTCGCGGTGGCCTTGAGACCGTGGCGGACGTGGAAGTCGTTCCAGTCGGTCGGACCGTTGCCGGTGCGGCGGGCCTCGGCGACCTCCTCCGGGGGCATGCCTGCAAAAATGAAGTCGGGCAGGATGGCGCGATAGCCGTGGTCGCGGTGGATCTCGAGGGCTGCCAGGCGACCGGCGTTGCCGGTGCGCTTCCATTGGTCGTTGTCGGCCGCGTTGATGATCTTGAGCTCGGGCCGGTGGCGCTTGTACAGCGCGAGCACCTTGAGGAGGTTGCCGACGCTGAGCGTGATAATCACGGCGACCTCTTTACCTGCTGCCTGTTCCGCGAGGTAGATGCTGGCGCCAGTTGCGAAGCCTTCCGCGCTGTAGATGCGGGCGGCTGTATCAAGGTCGCCGAGGACGAAATGCAGGCCGTCCATCTGGACGCCGGTGCCCTGCAGCTTCTTGTCAGCATAGAGGCGCTGCACGCCGCCGAACTGGCCATGGATGTCGAACAGCGGTAAAGCAGTAAACTCGCCGCCTCGATCGCGCATGCGCTGCAGGCGGCAAGCCTTGGCGATGTCGCCGATCTGCTTCGCCTGCAGATAAGGCGCCGAGCCGTCCTCCTCGCCCAGGACCTCGACCGAGCCAGTGGCTGGCTTGCCGCGCGAGATGATTGGGAACTCGTGGCGCCCGCCTTTGAACCAGGCCGCCTCGAAGGCGTCGCGCTCGGCAATCTTGCGAGCGTGAGACTCACGCTCAAGCTGTTCTGCTTCTTCTTGGCGCCGGGCCCTCTCGGCTGCCCGGGTCTCCTGCGCTTCGCGCCACTTAACTTGCTCGGCTGATGGGACCTTGCCGCCCTGGAGGCGGAATAGCTCGAGCAGGGCCTGCCATCCGCTCCAATTGCTGGAGCCAATCGTCGTGTTGTTGTGGTTGAAGGTGAGGAAAGGCAGCGTGAGCTTAGAGCCGTCATCGAGGTCGACCGTGCGAAGGTCGGCCCAGGCCATAAGCTTGCCGTGGTGCTTCTTCTCGGTCGCGCCGATTTTGCCGCCGACTTTCGACAATTCCTTGTTTGCCGTGAATCTCACGCCATTAGAAATTGAGGACCAGTCGAGCCCGACCTCTGCCGCGATCGACGAAATGTCGCCATAGCAATAGTCGGCCAGGTCTTCGGGCCGCGAGTGGAATCGTTCCTGATAGAACGCTGCTAAGGCGTTCTGGTGCTTCTTGTCCGTCATGGTGCCCCTTGCGTAAATACGCAAAAGCGCAAAAACGCATAAGCTTGACTCACCCCATAACAGACCTAAACTGGCGACGTTGTAGACGTATTCTCATCGTCCGCCTGCCGTTTTTGACTGCCCGCTAAAACAGTCATAAACGATCAAATCAGGTTGGCAGGTTTGCCTCTGTTGTGGTGAACCAAGCGAAAAGGCCGGGGCTGGTAACCCCGGCCTTTTTGCGTTTGCGCGAAAAAAGAAAAAGCTAGCGGTCAAGCGCTAGTCTATCCGTTTCTCTCTATTCAGTGAAACAGTTGTCTCTGTTTATCGAATGAGCCCCCTCGAGGTTCTCATCGTCATGCCTATGACTACCCCAATCACCTGAAAATTTCCATCAATTTGCAATGCTGGAAACTGCGGATTGAGAGCCTGCAGGTAGCTTTGCGAACCATGCTTTACAAACTTCTTGAAGGTCGGTGCGGTCGGGTCTGAGTCGTAGCCGACCACGAAGTCGTTGACCTGGTGCTCGAGGTCGGGGTCGACGTAGATGAGCGAACCGTTCGGAAATGCTGGGCCTGCTGGTGCGTGCATCGATTCATCTGACAGACGCAAAAAGAACCCGCGAGGGCTCTTGCTGTCGAGTGGAACCTCCCACGGCGTACCGCTTGGAAGCCTTGAAATATCAGGGTTTTGCGCCCATTGCGTGGCTTGGTCCCATGGTACGACCGGCGCCCGTGTGGCGTGCTCAGTAGGAGCAAGCGGGGTGGTCCCGTTCGTGCTCTCGTCGATGAGCTGGTCGATGGTAGTCCCCAGGACTGCGGCAATGGCGTGTGCCTTATCAATCGAGGGAATGGATTTCCCTTTCTCGATGTCGCTCAGGTAGCCGGTATATAGCGCGCCCCCGGTCTCATCGCATACGCGCTGCAACGTCCAACCGAGCGCTTGTCGACGCCGCGTGATGGCCGGGCCGATGGTGATTGGCTTTCTCATATGGACATGGTCCTCCTTGCTCATATTGTCCTCTCTGGATGCCGTAGACATCCACTCTCTATAAAGGGATTCTCTTGCATTTTTTTCTCTGTATATCGAGAATGTAGACATCTCTACTTCCCCCGCATTCCGAGAAAGAAACCTGATATGCAGCACAGCACCGAAACCGAGATCGTGCTCGGGCACACCGCGCAATGGTTCCAAAACTCCGAAATGTCCATGGAGCGTTTCGCCCATGACCGTTTGGCGCCGGCCCTCGAGGCCCTTGGCTTGATCGAGGCCGCACCAGCGACCCAGGACGGCGAAACCTTCACTAAAGCCCGCAAGGCCTGGCGCCAGCGCGTAGACCGCCTGTTTAACGGCTCGCAGCCCTTCCCGCTTGAGTGGAAGTGGGCTTGGATCAACAGCGTCGACGAGCCGTTCCGTACTGAGATCAAAAACGATCTGCAGATCATGACGGGCCTGCTGCCAGTGATGCAGCCCGAGTTGCGCGCTGTTAACGGCGTGGAGTCGACCCGTGCGCGAATCGCCCAAGTGATGATCGAGTGCGGTGAGTTCTTCCAGGCGGCCGCTGAGCCCGCCGGTGACGGCCGTTACTGCCGAGACGATCAGGGTGCCGCCCACGAGATGATCGAGAAAGGTTTCGAGGCTGCTGGCGCCATCCTGAGCGAACTGGTGGCTCTCGCCGCTGGCGCTGGCATCACCCTGCCGCATGGAATGTTCGCTGCGATCGTGAAGGTGGGCCATGACTGATAAGCCAGCGCGCAAGCGTCCACCCCGTACTGACAAGATCCGCGAGCAGGACCGCAAGCGCCAGCAGGCGGCCGAGGAGCGCAAGCGCGACCGCGCCAAAGAGCTCGGCATGCGCGAGCTCAAGGGCGAGATCTACAAGGGCACGAGCGAGCGCCTCGAGGCCATCGTCGCCAAGACTGGCGCCGAGGAGATCGAGGTCGTGGTCAACCTGCTGCACCGTGCTTTCGAGCTGATGGAGCGCGACCCGGCCGCCTTTGAGGCCCTGACCAGCCACAACCCGCTGCCGGAGGTGTGGCATGAGTGATTGGCTCAAGGTCTTCACGTTCTCGCCAGGCGCTGTCGTGCTGCTGGTCAACGAGCACCGCGAGCAGCCGGACTACTCGGGGTTTGTCATCCGCTCCGAGCTGCGCTTTCGGGGCCGCGTCGTCATCCAGCATCACCAACAATCAAGCGCCGAGGCTCTCGAGCGAAATTTCGCGGCGCTAAACGCCGAGCTCGCGGCGCAATGGGTCATCAACGTGGCCGAAAACCTCAACAAGGGAGCCTATTGCCATGGCTGACGAATGCGATTTCGCGACCGACATGCAGCTCAAGGCCGCCGATGCTTTCGCCGCTTCGCGCATGAGCCGTCTCGCCCTGCTCCCCTTGGCCATCTCGGCCGATGTTTGTGAGTGCGGCACCGCGATCCCTGCTGCTCGCCGCGTAGCGGTGCCAGGCGTAACGCTCTGCACGTTCTGCCAGGAGAAGGCCGAGCGTCGAGGGGTGACCCATGGGCGCCCGTGAAACGCTGTCCCTTGGCTGGTCTGGCGATGCTGCAGCGCTTCCCCAGGGCGGCCCCGCGTTCGTCTTGGTCGATGAGACTGCAGCGCCCCGCCCCGCTCCTCGAGCGCCTCGCCCTGCTCGCCGGTTCATTGATGCCCAGGTCATCAGCTCCATGCGCGATCTGGTGCTCGCCTCCTACCTCGGCTCGCAGTTCGCCCAGGATCGCGACAACCCGGGGCCGACGCCCTACACGGTCGAGGGCACGCGCGATTGCCGGCCTGCAGGGCTGACCGAGGAGGATCGCAAGACCCGGGGCGCCGAGGATCTCAAGCGCGTTACCACGCGGCTACACGCCAGCGAGACGCGCCCCAAGAAGAAAGGCGCCGTGCTGCTGGGTCCGTTCGCGTATCAGGACGCCCATGTCATCAAGACAATCGGCACCTTGGCGCCCGAGTACGGCCAATGGTTGCGCTACGCCTACGGCGACTCGAGCCAGTGGGATGACGAACAGGGCGCGGTCGTGGCGTTGTGGAAGCGCGCCGAGCCGCTGTTCGGGAAGGTCCAGGCGAAGACATTGAAGAACATTCGCGCCCTCGCACACCTCGCAACGCAGGCCGGCAAAGCGCGGATGAATAGCGGCCGTGAGATTCACGACAGCGAGAAGCTGATGCAGTTGCTGCAGGTGAAGCGCGGCAACTTCGACGTGCAGTGGGCGCCTCGGTGGAAGCTCTACGCAGAGCAGATTGAGAGACTCGACCGAGACGCCCTTGAGGCCCTGGCTAAAGCCCTGGGCGATTTCGATTTCGTTATTGATGGTCGCGGTGTAACCCCGGAGGGTGATGATGGCAAATATGATTCAGGCATTGAAGCGGCGCTTCGCGCGAAAAAAGGCGCAGGCGTCGGACTCGAAACCGGCGAGGCAGCCGTCCTTTTCGTATCCGGCGAGCTCCTCCCAGGCGGCTCCCTCGTCGTCTGCGGGTGTACCGATATACGACCCCCTACATCCAGCCAACCCAAATGGACTATACGCGCTGAGCCTTGCGCAGAGTGCGACCGAGGAGCCCTGCAGGTCGAGCCATTCGAGCGCGTCAAGCAGCGGCTCGAGCGACTACAGCGACAGCTGGTCGGGCGGGGGCTCGTGCTCGAGCTCGGCAAGCGATTCGTCGAGCCCAAGTAGTTACGACTGATGACCTGCATTCACTGCGGCACCGCTCCCGTGCTGCGAAAGGACACCGCAACGAGTCGCATGATGATGATGTGCCCCGAGTGCAAGGCTCGGGGCGACGTCGCTATCCATGAGGCTCGCGCTCGAATGTCCTGGGAGCTCGTCAACGACGAGACGCTGCCGCGCCACGGCTGCCGGAATGGCGTCTATCCGCGATTCATACAGGTCACCGGAAAGTGGGGCTATGGCTGTAAGGCCTGCGGCTTCGCTGACACTGGGTACGGCTCCCTCGAGGGGGCTGTCGCGGGCTGGATGCGAGAAACAAGGCACACGTAAAAACGTATTTACGCAAAAACGTCTTTACGTAAAGACGCAAAAACGCCTATAGTCCCTCTATCGAGTTTTGGTAGGGGGATTTTTGTTGTGCAAATCGACTACGCAAGCGTATGTAGTGGCATCGAGTCTGCCTCGATAGCCTGGCGCCCGCTGGGCTGGCGGCCCGCGTGGCTGAGCGAGATCGAGCCTTTCCCGTGCGCCGTCCTGTCGCACCGTCACCCGCAAGTGCCAAACCTGGGCGATGCCATGGGCCTGACTCGAAAGGTCCTCGCTGGCGAGGCTGCCGCGCCGGCGGTCCTCGTTGGCGGCACCCCCTGCCAGGATTTCAGCGTCGCCGGCTACCGCGAGGGCCTTGCTGGCGATCGCGGGGCCTTAACTGTCAAGTTCGTGGAGATCGCAGATGCAATTGACCTTGTTAGAGTCCAGCGAGGAGACGACGAGTGCGTCGTCGTGTGGGAGAACGTCGTCGGAGTCCTCGAGGACAAGGCCAACGCCTTCGGATGCTTTCTTGGCGCGCTTGCTGGGGAAGACTGCCCGCTGCAGCCTACAGGGAAAACGTGGCCGCACGCTGGTTGTGTGTATGGACCCCAAAGAGCAATCGCGTGGCGGGTACTTGACGCCCAATATTTCGGCCTGGCCCAACGCCGGCGCCGTGTGTTCGTTGTCGCAAGTGCTCGAGACGAATTCGATCCCGCCTCGGTACTATTTGAGCGCGAAAGCGAGCGCCGGGATACTCCGCCGCGCCGAGGCGAGGGGCAAGACCTTGCCGGGCGAGCTCCTTTCGGTCCTGCTTTCCATTGTGGATGCGGACACATCTACGACGACGAGCTAGGGGCTTATGGCTGTCCGTCCTGCGAAGGCGAAGAGGGCCCGGCGGTCGAGGTGATGGCCGGCGTGCCGGCCTATGGTGGGCATGAGTTGAGCTCTGACGCGCCGCTATTCCAGTCGGCAACCTTGACAGCCCACGGCGCCCGAAACGATGTCGAGTCGGAGACATTCGTCATACACGGCACGCAGGATCCTGATGTCGCGGTCGAGATAGCGCACCCCCTGGCGTCCAACTGGGGGTTGGAGAATGCGGTTTTTCAGGGGCGTCGTGCGCGCCGGCTGACGCCTCGAGAATATGAGAGGCTGATGGGGTACGAGGACGATTACACGCTGATCCCCTGGGCGGGAAAGCCGGCCGCCGAGTGCCCTGACGGTCACCGTTATAAGGCCCTGGGCAATAGCAAGGCGGTCCCGGTGATGCGCTGGCTTGGCGGCAGGATTCATCGAGCGATCTACAGCGAATATTCGTGAGGGGGTTGCAGAATTTAGATAAACCGGGCAATATATCCACTCTGTCACAAAACCATTAAAGCCCGCCTAGATGCGGGCTTTTGCGTTTCTACACGCCAGCAAAGCCTGGCCACCATCTACTGAGCCCCGCCATCGAGCGGGGCTTTGTCGTTTCTGGAGGCCCGCAAATGGGCAGGGAAGTCGTTACCACGGCCGCAAACGTCTCGCTTGGAACTGAGGCGGCGAAAGCGGCGCCATTTGCTGCGGGCGTCGTGGTCGGCGGCCTTACCGCGATGGAATGGGCCTATGTGCTGGCTGCCGCTTACTCGGGCCTGCTCATCGTCCATTTCGTGGCTAGCAAGTGGATTTTACCGCTGTGCAAGCTCATCAAAGAGCGCCGCGCAGGGGGTGCGAATTGAACCTCGTGCAACGAGTTGCGGCGGCCGTTGCGCTGGCCGTTGCCGCTGCCACTGGCGGCGCGACCTATGTCGCCCCGGAGTCGGTTGAGCGTGCGGCGATCTTCGCGGGCATGTCGATCCTGACGCCGGAGATGGAAGGCACCGAGTATCGCGCCTATCGCGATCAAGGCGGCGTCTGGACCATCTGCACCGGCCACACTGGCGGCGTGCGCCAGGGCGATCGCGCGAGCCCTCAAGAGTGCGCCGCGTATTTCGAGGGCGACACCTGGCAGGTCATCGCCTTTATCTGGCAGCGCCTCAGGGGTGGCGGGGTCGGGCTGGTCTGCAAGGTGGCGATCGGCGATTTCGCTTACAACGTCGGCACCGGCGCCCTCGGTCGATCAACGCTGCTCAAACGGGCGGCGGCGGGCGATCAGCGAGGGGTGGCCGCTGAGTTCATGCGGTGGACCTTTGTCGACGGCAAGGACTGCAAGGATCCGGGCAATAAGTGCTCGGGCATCGTCAAGCGCCGCGATCTGCAGCGGCAATTGTGCCTTTGGGGGCTTGAATGACTGCACTGCGAGCGGGCCTGCCTGGCCTGTATATCCTCGGCCTCGTGCTCGCCCTGGGCGTCGGCTTTCACTTCGGCGGCACCAGCGCGCGAGAGGCTGGCCTCAAGGCCGACAAGGCGCGCCTGGCCGAGGCTTTCGAGCAGGGCCAAGCGGCCGGCACCGTGCGCGACGTCGTGGTCACCGAGTACGTCGACCGCGAGCGGGTCATCTACAAGACCGGCCAGACCATCACCAAAGAGGTTCCCGTCTATGTCACTCCGGCAGCTGATGCAGCCTGCACTCTTACTCGCGGCTTTGTCCGGTTGCACGACGCCGCCGCCGCAAATGTACTTCCCGGACCCGCCGAGCTTGCTGATGCAGGACCCGCCGGCCTTGCGCTCTCTGCCGCAACCGGAGTCATCGCCGACAACTACACCACCTGCCACGCCACCCGTAACCAGCTGATGAAGCTGCAACAGTGGGTGCGTGAGACTCACGCCAAAGTAAACAACGGAAAAGAGAGCCAGGGCAATGAGTGAAGCCGATCAGAATTTCGAAAAAATCCTCGCTGGCCTGGGCCTCCCTGGTCCTCGGGTAACGCTGGCAATGGTCGAGGAGATCCTCGCTACGGTCACCTATGACACCCGCGTTATCAAGGGCACTACCTGCACGCAGGCGGTGGCCATCCTGCCGGGTGGTTTCGTTCTGGCCACCGGCCAGGCCGCCTCGGCCGATCCTGCGAACTTCAATCCGGCGCTTGGCATCGAGCGCGCCATCAGCAAAGCCCGCGACCTTGCTCGCGACGCTATCTGGCAGCACGAAGGCTACCGCTTGTCTCAGGCGCTTTACGAGGTTCGCCAGGACAAGGCCAGCGCGGCGCTCAATCAGATCCGCATCATTCTGAAATCGACCGAGCTGCCGGTAGGGCCTGAGCGTGTTAAGGCTTGCTTGGCCGGCGTCGATGGCTATGCACCTCACGAGGTTCGGGTCATCCACGAAAAGGCCGATCTCGATGATAAGGCTGCCTCGCTGGCTCGCTTCTTCGAGAGCAAGCATTTCCCGCTGTTGCCTGAGCAAGAGCGCGAGCGGCTGAAAGCGCAGTGGAGCGCGATGGGCGTTTATTCCAGCATCCTGGCGGATCGCATTGCAGCGTTTCGCCCGGTGCCAGGCTCTCAGGATGCGGGGGCATCAGAGTGAGCCTGGCGTTTACCTTCCGGGTGCCAGCGGGCGCCCTGGATGGGATGGAGCCTGAGGAGCAGGAGAGCTTTCTCGAGTCTCTCGCTCGCAGGATCCTCGAGGACGCCACCGACCGAGCCTTCCTCGAAGGGATGCCGGGAGGTGCCGGGGGTCGCCCTGTCGGCCTGATGCACCATCATGGTGCAGCCAGACGTTTTGGGTCCTCCCCAGGCGGGGGGCCTCTCACGGGGCGAAACACCGCCGCGCTCGCTCGTGTCTGACTGATTTTTTTCAGTCCTTTCTTCAATACCCGAAGCCCGCCGCCAAGCGACCCACCTGACCGTGAGGCCAAGTGCGGCGCGGCTTTGCGTATTCCCGCAAAAGCGTAAAAACGTAAAAACGCAAAGGACCTTTTGCGCTTTTACGTTTATGCGTTTAACCGTCGAGGTCCTTTCTCCCCATGGGCAAGATCATCAGCCGAAAGGAGCTGGCTGACCTGATCGGAAAATCCGAGCGGTGGGTTAGCAAACTGATCGAGGACGGGCTCCCTGTCGCCGGAGGTGGCGGCAAGGGAAACCCCCTGCAGATCGACAGTCAACGGGCCATCGAGTGGCTCATCACGCAAGCGCTACGGAATGAGATCGGCGATGACGACGACGAGGACGGCCCGGGTGGTGGTGCCAAGTCTGAGGATCGCCTGCTCAAACGGGCGCGCCGCGAAAAGCTGCAAATCGAAATCGACCTCGCCCGCTCCCGGCTGGTGCCGGTCGAAGGGGTCGTGTTCTTCCTGAATACCATTGCGGCGGTTTATGCGACGCAGCTCGACGCTGTGGCGAGCCGCCTGGCAAGCGACCTGGCGGTAATCGATGACCCTGCCGAAATCCGAGCAAAGCTATTTGACGAGATGCGGCGGATCCGCGCGTCTACTGCCGACCGTCTCGAACAGAGATCACAAGAGCTCACTGCTCAAGTTGGCAGTCTCGATATCGACACTATCGAAGACGGTGAAAGCACCGCCGAGGCGGACGGCTGACGAATGGGCTCGAGCGAGCCGGGTCATGCCGTCGACCGCGCCGATCCCCGGCCCGTTTAACCCTGACGCAAACCCGTACATGCGCCCGGTCGCCTGGGCGTTCGCGCAGCCCTGTTTCTCGCGAGTGACTTTCGTGATGGGAACGCAGATGGGCAAGTCGGTCACCATGGAAAACGTCTGTGGCCATCGCCTGGACGAGGACCCGACGCCGATCATGTACGTCGCGCCCACGGCACCGCTCCTCAAAAACACCGTTGTCCCGAAGTTCATGGACATGATTGTCGGCTGCGAGTCGCTGCTCAAGAAGTACCGCGAGGCCGCCTCGTCGACGTTCGTGAAGTGGATCGGCGCCGCCAAGCTGCGCTTTGCCTGGGCCGGTTCGCCGACCGAGCTGGCCGCCGACTCGGCGGGTTTGATTCTGGTCGACGAGGTTGACCGGATCGTCAACACCAAGGAAGGCGACACGCTCGAGATCATCGAGGCCCGGGGCGATGCCTATGTCGACTCGAAGGTCGGCTACACGGCGACTCCGCTGCGGGGCAAGATCAGCAAGAGCCTCGACGAGCGCACCGGCCTGTGGCATTGGGAGATCGCGAAGCCTGAGGCTGTCGGCTCGAAAATCTGGAAGCTTTGGCAGAGCGGCACCCGGCACGAGTGGGTGGTCCCGTGCCCGCACTGCGGCGAATATTTCGTACCCTGGAGCGATCTGCTGTGGTGGCCTGGCAAGGGCACTGCCGAGGAGTGCTCGCCGGACGAGGCTGAGCAGCATGCTCGGCTGACCTGCCCGAACAGCGGTTGCATGATTGAGGACAAGTGGCGGCCCTGGATGAACAGGCGCGGCCAGGCTGTCGCCCCAGGTGAAAGCGTCAAGGCCGTGGACGACAAGCCTGCGCTAAGCGGCCTCGCCGATACCGAAGGCTTTACGCATTACTCGATCTGGATCTCGGGGCTGTGCAGCTTCGCGGCAAAGAAGTCCTACGGCTTCCTTGCGAAAAAGCTGCTCGGCGCCATGCGCAGTGGCGACGCCGCGACCCTGCAGGGCGTGTACAACACCGGCTTTGGCGAGTGTTACTCCGAAGTCGGCGACGTGCCGACCTGGGAGGCAGTCAAGGGCGAGCGCTACGGCTACCCCGAGGGTCGCGTTCTGCTGCCGCCTGAGCGGATTTTCTGCACGGTCGACGTGCAGAAACGGGGCCTGTATTACGTTGTGAGGGCCTGGTATCCGGCGATGGGGTCGGCTCTTTTAGAGCATGACTATCTGGTGGGTGACACCGACCGCGAGGAAGTGTGGGACGCCCTGGGCGATGTGCTCGAGCGTGAGTTCGACGGCTATCCGATCACATTGATGGGCGTCGACATCGGCTATCGAGATGACGAGGTTTACAGCTTCATTCATCGTCACCCGGGCCGAGTTATCGCCATGCGAGGGCGCGAATCGCTGCCCATGCCGTTTAAAAAGGAATTGGTCGAGCAGAACAAGCTCGGCAAGGTCCGCAAGCGTGGCGACAGCCGCTGGGCGTTCGACACGACGCTCGCGAAACGCTGGGTGCATAGCCGCATCGGCGTCCCTGACAACCGCCCCGGGTGGTGGTTGCTGCACCAGCAGGTGAGCAACGACTACTGCAGGCAGATCGTCGGCGAGGAGTGGAGCGAGGAGGAGGGCAAGTTCAACAAGGTCGGGGAGAACCATTACCTCGACTGCGAGGGCATGCAATACATCCTCGCCTTGCGCGAAAAGCTGCACCGACGCAAGCGCGGTGTGCTGACCAAGGCCCAGCTAAAGACCGCGATCAAGGTCGCCCAGGGCGTGCCGCTGGATGTCGAGCCGGAATCAACCGCGGTTGATTCACCTGCCCCCGCCTCGGTGGTGGCAGCGCCCGAGCCTGAGCCCGCCAAGCCATCGGCACCGCCCAAGCGCGGGGGCCGCTTCAAGATCAACCGCAAGTGATGACCCCTAATGGAACCGAAAACACTGCACGCCGGTGACTCTGTCACCTGGGCGCGGGAGGCGTCCGCCTATCCCTCGGCCGATGGCTGGTCGCTTTGCTTCGCGCTGCGCGGGCCTGGCTCGCTGGACGTGGTCAGCACTGACGGCGAGCCGTATCAGTTCCGCATGACTGCGAGCCAGACCCGGGAATTACCGCCCGGGGCCTACCACTGGGCTTGCTACGCCATCCGCGAGGACGAGCGCGCGACTCTGGAAGCGGGCCGCCTGGAGATCCTCGCCGACCTGCTGCAGGCCGGGGTTATCGACGGGCGCAGTCATGCGCGCCGGATGCTCGATCTGATCGAGGCAGCCCTCGAGAAGCGGATCCCCAAGGATCAGCAGAGCTACGAAATCGACGGCATGAGGCTCGACCGGATCCCTATCGAGCGCCTCGAGGCGTTACGCACCCGGTATCGCCGGGAGGTTTCTGCCGAGGGCCAAGGCCGGAGGGGGCGGTCGCCTTTCGGCCGCTATTCTCGCGTGAGGTTATGACATGGGCTATTTCAGCGACCTACTGAGGGTGCGCTCGCGGCCCGTGCGGGTCCGCGAGGAGCCTACCCTCACCGTGCCGAAGGCCCCCCCCGAGCAGGGTGGCCAGCGTGGTTTCCAGATGGCCAGGCATACGCGCCTAACCAAGAGCTGGAGTCAGCGCACGGGGTACGGCGATGCCAACCAAGAGATTTACGCCGACCATCAGTCGCTGATGGCCAGGGCGCGCGAGCAGTCGATCAACAACGGCTATGCAAAGCGCTTCTATCGGCTGCTCAAGCAAAACGTCATCGGGTCCTTTGGGATTCAGATGATGTCGAAGGCGAAGACGCCGGACGGCAAGCCGGACCGCGAGCGGCGCCGCCTGATCGAAAACGAGTTTTGGGAATGGTGCGAGAAAGGTAACTGCGACGTCACCGAGTCTTACTCGTTCTGGCAGTTCCAGCGCCTTTGGCTCGAGACCATGGCTCGAGACGGTGAGGTCATGGTCCGGATGGTGCGCAACTTCCCGAATCGCTGGGGATTTGCCCTGCAGATCCTCGAGGTCGATCGCCTGGACGTGACGCTCAACACCTGGCTAAGCAACGGCAATCAGATCCGCATGGGGGTCGAGCGCAATGCCTGGGAGGCGCCGGTCGCTTACTGGCTGCTCAAGTCGCACCCGGGGGACACCTATCAGACCCGAGCCGAAGACAAATATGAGCGGATCGCGGCGACTGAGCTGCTGCATAGCTTCGATCCTTGGCGTCCGCATCAGGCGCGCGGGTTCACTTGGACCCATGCCGGGGCCTTGGACCTGCATCACCTGGGCGAGTACCGGGGCGCCGAGATGGTGGCCGCCGAGATGGGGGCCAAGATCACCGGCGTCTATGAGCAAAACGCCGAGTTTGTTGAGGATCCAGGCGAGGAGGACGACGGCGAAATCGACGAGGTCATCGAGTCGGGCTCGAGCAAGCTGCTCCCCTACGGCGTGACGTGGAAGCCCTACAACAACACGCACCCGTCGAGCAACTTCGCGCCATTCACCAAGTCGGGCCTACGCGGCGTGTCTGCGGGCTGGGGGCCTAGTTACAACAAGCTCGCCCAGGACCTCGAGGGCGTGAACTTCTCCTCGCTGCGGTCCGGCGAGCTCGATGAGCGTGATTTCTACAAAGACACGCAGCAATTCGTGATTACCGAGCTGCATAAGCGCGTCGGCAAGGTCTGGCTCGAAATGGCCCTGCTCAAGGGCGCGCTACGGCTGCCGCCCCGTGAGTTCCATCTCTATCGCGAGATCGATTGGGCGCCTCGAGGCTGGGACTGGGTCGACCCGAGCAAGGACTCGAAAGCGGCTACCGAGTCCATCGGCAACCGCACGCGAACCCGGGGCTGGTACATCCGCGCCCAGGGCCTCGACCCCGACGAGGTATTCGTCGAAATGGCCGAGGAGGAGGCTCGCCTACGCGAGCTCGGCCTCCCGTTCCAAACGCCAGCCACTGGCACCGCCAAAACGGAAATCCCTGATGACGAAAAAGAAGACGGAGACGACTGACCCGTCGATTTTGCTGCGCGAGCTCGGTGGCAAGCCCCTGCACCGCTCCATGGCGGTCGACCATTCGACCCTGGATGTCGATGCCCGAACTGTAGAGGTCGCGGTCTCGAGTGAGTACCCGGTCCGCCGTTGGTTCGGCATGGAGATCCTCGACCACTCGCCCGAGTCGGTCAGCCTGGCCCGGATGAATGCCGGCGCGCCGCTGCTCGACATGCACGACCGTTGGACGCAAATCGGCGTGGTCGAGGAGGCCTGGCTCGACGATGACCGCAAGTTGCGGGCTCGGGTGCGCTTCTCGAAAAACCCGCATGCCGAGGAGGTCTGGCAGGACGTTGTCGACAAGATCCGACAAAACATCTCGGTCGGCTACGACCCGCAAGAGATGGCCCTCGATCGCACCGAGGGCGACCTCAAGTTTTACCGCGTTACCCGCTGGGAGCCCTACGAGGTTTCCAGCGTATCCATTCCGGCCGACCCGACTGTCGGGGTAGACCGCGCGCTCCCTGAGCCTGAGCAAGTGACCCAACCCGTTCAAGGAAATGAAATGTCCAAAGAAAACACCAACGGTAGCCCCGACGCCGCATCGATCGAGGCCGCCGCGAATCAGCGTTCCGCTGACATTTTCGCGCTGTGCCAGCGCCATAACGCGATGGACATGATCGGCGAGGCGCTCTCGGGCGGCCTGAGCGTCGATCAGGTTCGCGCCAAGATCCTCGACAAGATTCACCCGACTACGACCTCCCAAGCCCCGGACACCTCGGGCCGTAACGGCGAGCTGCCGAGCTTCCGCGAGAAAATCGACGTTACTGCTCGAGGCCTGGGCCTGAACGACAAGGAGCGCCGTGGTTACTCGCTGTTGCGCGCCCTGAACGCCTCGGCCAGTGGCGAATGGAAGGAAGCGGGCCTCGAGCGCGAGGTTTCCATCGCCATCGCCGACGCCATGGGCAAGGAGGCGCGCGGCATTTACGTCCCGCATGACCTGCTGGCCGAGCGTGTGGGCATGACCACGGGCGCCGGTGCCGGTGGCGAGCTGGTCTCGAACGACCTGCGCGTCGATCAGTTTATCGACATGGTCCGTAACAAGGCGGTGATGGGCCTGCTCGGCGCTCGCGTCCTGGGCGGCCTGCAGGGCGACGTCTCGATCCCGAAAAAGGTGGCGGGTGCCAACTTCTACTGGATCCCCGAGAACGGCTCGGTTCCCCTGTCCAAGATGGACTTGACGAACCTGCCGCTCAAGCCGAAGACCATCGCCGGTGCGATCCCGGTCTCTCGCAAGCTGCGCCTGCAGTCCTCGATGAGCGTCGAGGCTCTCATCATCTCCGACCTCATCAATGGCCTGGCTGTCGCCCTCGACCGCGCGATGCTGTTCGGTACCGGCCAGGATTCGCAGCCGCTGGGCCTGTTCAATCAAACCGGCGTGCCGGGTCTGGAGTACGCGGCGAGCGGGATCCTGTTCGACGACCTGGTCGACATGGAAACCAAAATCGCGACCTTCAACGGCGACGTTGGTGCGTTGAAGTACCTGACCAGCGTGACCCAGCGCGGCGACGCCAAGAAGCGCAAGGAAGACCCGAGCGGTGCTGACAGCACCAAGATCTGGCGTAACAACGAGGTCAACGGCTACGCCGCCATGGCTACCAATCAGGTGCAGGGCGATCCGTGGGCGTTCGGCGACTGGTCGCAGGCCATCGTGGCCATGTGGGGCGCGCTGGATCTCAAGCCGGACCCATACGCGCAGGCTGACAGCGACGGCCTGGTCGTTCGCGTCTTCCAAGACGCCGACGCGGGTTATCGCAACCTGTCGAGCTTCTGCCTGGCCAAGAAAAAGGCGGCCTAAGGCAGTCCTGGGGGCTCCGGCCCCCGTTCCCCAGTTCAACCGGAGATCCGGCGATGAATGAAGTGACCATGGCCCTCGGCTATGTGATGTGCGTGCTGCACCAGTTCTGGCAGCAAGGCGTGGAACGGCCGGTCGCGGTCGGCACGCTGATCGAGGTGAGCCGTTCCGAGCGAAACAATTTGGTCGCTGGCCAGGTGGCCCGCGATGCAACCGACGCGGAAATCGCGCACTACCGGGGCTTTCCGCCCCCCAGTGATGAGGAGCCTCTCGATGCAAACGAAGCCCTTGCCGCGCTGGGTGCGGCGCAAGCCCAACTCGCCACGGTGGCAGAAGCCGCGCAAGCCCTCGAGGCGCAAGTCGCGGATCTGCACAAGGTCAATGCAGAGCTGACCAAAGATCGCGACGAGCTGCTCCTCGAGGTCGATGACCTCAAGACGGCCAACGCTGCGACCAAAAAGGCGCTCGAGGCCGCGACCAAAAAGGCGGCCGCTAAGGGCGCGGCATGATCGGTGAGGACGACCTAGCGTCGTTCTTTGACCCCGACGAGTTCGGCTGCACTGCGCGGCTGATCGAGCCCGATCGGGAGCCCCGGGATGTCGACGGCATGATCGGCGCGCCGGCTACCAGCGGCGGCATGTATCGCGCCGGCCGCGACCCAAACGCCGCGACGCTCCGCACCAAGGGGCAGCAGCTGCATTTGCAAATCCCTGCCCGGGAGCTGCCGGAGGCTTGGAGTAAGGCAAAGGTCCTGCTCGATGGTCGTGAATACGGGATCGCCTCGGCTGAGCCACTGGGCCGGCTGCGCACGCTGCTGACGCTGATTCCCTGGGCTGATCGTTCGGCACCTGCAGGAGCACAAAGCAAATGGCAGGCTTCTCGCTCGACCTGACCGCCGAAGGCTGGGTAGACGTTGAGCTCATTGTCGGGCGCGCAACCAAGCAACTCGACTTGGCGGCCGCTCGAGCACTGAGGAAAACGGCAAGCTGGCTCCGGACGCATAGCTCGAGGGAGATCTCCCGCGAGCTGCGCATCGCGCAAAGCCCTATCCGGCACCGCTACAACGTCTATTCCCAGGCCACGGCCAAGGCGGTCAAGTTGTGGGTCGGATTGAAGCCGATCAGCGTGCATTACCTGGGCACGCCGAAGCAGAACAGCGCGGGCGTTAATGTTGGGCACCGCCAGTACGACGACGCATTCATCTCCCCTATGAAAACCAAGTATCCGCTCGTGTTTCGGCGCAAGGGCCGCGAGCGGCTGCCGGTGGGCCGGGTCATGGAGGATTGGGAGCATGAGGGTTTGAGCACCCTCGAGCGTTGGGAGAAGCGGGCGCAGCGTCAATTCGTTGAATACTTTGAGCAGGAGGCGCGCAATGTCTTTTCGAGCGCTCGATAAGACCTCGGATCTGTATTTCGCCATCGCTGACGCGATACGCGCCGAGGAGCTGGGGGTCGAGGTCGCCAACTATGACGACTTCGATTTTGAGGGCACGGTGGGCGATGCCACGGTGCTGATCGAGATCGAGGGCACCGGCCCGCGCTGCAGGAGCAACGACGGGCGCTATGTGCGTGTCGCGACTGTGACGCTGCACGCGGTTGTGGCGCGCACCCGTGGGCATTCTGCCCTCGAGGCGACCAACCTGGCCGGCCTGCTCGAGCAGATGGTCGATATGAACCGCTGGGGCTTCCATGGGCGCCAGTGTGAGTACCCCGAGGACATCCACTGCGGGCCGTCCATTTACCAGAAGGGCCGCGACGGGTACGACGCTTGGGGCTGCACGTTCCGCCAAGCCATCGCCCCGGGCTCGAGCAAGGTTGCCGAGGATCCGGTCCTCGGTATGCCGCTGGTGGCTTTCAAGTGGGAGGTGCCCTCGGTGGATGACCCTGAGGCCTACAAGCCGCTCGAGGCGCTGGGATGATTCAAGGGATGATTGAGCAGGCCATGGAGCCGCTGGTCCAGCGCATCGCCGAAATGGAGTCAGAGCTCGAGGATCTGCGGCGACGCGCGGACAACCACAACCGCATCGGCACCATCGAGAGTGTCGACGCGGCGGCGGGCACCTGCACCGTCTCTCATGGCGAGCTCAAGACGCCGCCGGTCAAATGGTTCAACCCCTCGGCCGGCGAGGTCAGTGAAACCCGCGTCCCTTCCGTTGGTGAGCAATGCGTCCTCATCAACTACGGCGGGGGCGACGGCGGGGCCCATACGGCGGCGCTGTGCGGCCTGACGAGCGACAAGTACCCCGCACCCTCGGCAAAGGCGGAAGTACGCAAGCAAGTCGCCCCGGACGGCTCCTCAAGCAGCTACGACCACGGCTCGAGCGAATTCGAGTGGGTCAACGGCCCGGCGACGGTCAAGGCAAGCCGCGAGGTCATCGAGGTGATGCTCGGCCCGGTGGGCCTCAAGATCGACGCTGAGGGCGTTCATGTCCTCGGCCCGCTGCTCGATCACAACGGCAAGGACGTCGGTTTCAGCCATCAACACATCAACTCCGGCGGCATTGGCCTCGGCGGGATACCTCAATGATCGGCCTGACCACTCAGGGCGGCGCCGTAGACGACTGGCTGCAGTTCACCGAGCGCGCCAAGCGGGTACTTACCACCCCGCTCGGCACTCGGCAGAAGCGACCGGAGTTCGGTTGCAAGCTGCCCACGCTGCTCGCTAAGAATTTGGGCGACGGCACTTTGATCCTCGCGCAGAGCTATGTGGCAGAGGCTTTCTACAACAAGGCAAACGGGGTCACCGACTTCGAGCCTGCCACTGTCGTAGCTTCGCGGCGCACCGAGGGCGCGGGCCTGGTGCTGCAGATCTCGGGCACCTGGCGCAATCGAAAAATGGCATTTGAGGTGGACCTATGAGCTCGGCGCTTATCCCTGGGCAAAACGTGCTGGCTGAGCCGGAAATCGTCAAGGTCGCAGCCTTCGAGCCCCTCCTCGAGGAGTTCAAGGCGTTCGTGGTCAGCTATGTGGCTGCCAAGGATGCGGCCCTAGCGGCCAGGCTGCAGGAAAGCCTCGAGAACGAGGCCGAGCTTGTGACGATGCTGCTCGAGGCGTTCACGGTGCGCCTGCAGACGCACTCGCGGCAGTACAACGCCAAGATCAAGCAAATGCTCGCATGGTGGGCAGAGGGCAGCAATCTCGACGCCAGGCTCGCGGACATGGGCCTCGAGCGCCAGGTCATCTCGGAGGGCGACCCTAGCGCATTCCCGCCGGTCGAGCCTGTTTATGAGAGCGACGAGTCGGCCAGGATTCGCTATTACCTTGCGCCTCACGCTCCGGCAGGGGGATCGAGGCTGCATTACCGGCGAGAGGTGGTCACCCTGGGCGAGCGTGCCACGGTGGCCATCGAGGTTCCCTCGCCTGGGGTCGTGGTGGCCACCTACACGTTTTCTCCTGATGGCAACGCCGCCAAGGTCAAGGACGGCAACGGCCGCCGCACCGCCCCGGGCGAGGTAGCGGTTACGGTTCTCGGGCGCGATGGCACGGGCGTCCCCGACGCCTCGCTGCTCGAGGCGGTGCGCAAGCACTTCGCTCGTGATGATGTGGTGCCGGAGACGGATAGCGTCACTGTGCAGGCTGCGGCGATCAAGACGTACAAGATCCGCGCCGTGGTCTACATCAACAAGGGGCCGGACACGAGCCTCGTGCGGGCCTCGGCCATCAAGGAGCTGCAGGCCTATGCCGATGACTGTCACGTCCTGGGCGGGCGTGTAGACCCGAGCTGGATCGATTACCAGTTGCACAAGGGCGGTGCTGTTCGCATCGAGCTACTTGAGCCGCTAGACCCGATTGTCACGACTGACGGCCAGGCGCCGTTTTGTACGGGCATTGATCTCGAGGTCAAGACGCTATGACGGACTATGCCGAGGAGCGCCGCTATAGCCTTCTGCCGGCGAACCGATCGCGCCTCGAGGAGGGCCTTGACCTGGGCTTTGCTCGATTACTTGAGCAGATCGTTCCGCCGTTTCCTGAGCTGATGACGCCCGCCGAGGCGCCTGTCGACTTCCTGTCGTACCTGGCCACCGACCGGGGCGTCGAGGAGTGGGATACGGACGCCTCGGAGGAGGAGAAGCGCTCGATGGTGGCCATGTCATGGCCTACCAAGCGCCTCGCCGGCACCACGGCCGCGATCAAGAGCGCGCTCAAGGGGATGCAGCTGACGGCGGATGTCTTGCCCTGGTACAGGCAGAAGCCCAGGGGCGCGCCCTACACCTTCGAGGTGGTTGCCTGGGTTAACCAGAATCGAGGCGATGGGCGAACGATCATCACCGACTCGCTATTCCCTCGGCTCGTCACTGCCATTGACGCGGCAAAGAGCGAGCGCAGCGGCTACACGCTAAAGGTCGGGGCCCTGTTCTCTGGCGGCTGGGTTGCGGCAAGCGCCGCCCAGGCTCGCAGCCTCGAGCGCCGGACCCTCGTCGCCCGGGCAATCCAACCTGATGACGCGGCAAATGGCCTGGTGCTCGCAAATGCAAGCGAGATCCGAGCCGTCTATCACCACACCGCCGACGCTGTCGGCGTTCCCATTGAAGCCGAGAGCCCGATCATCGTTGCCAACGCCGCCACGGCTCGCAGCGTTGTACGGGTGACCATGGAGGCCGTCTAACTATGACCACGCCGCTACAGCCGGTTATCACGACTGCAGGCCTTTCGGCCATCTGGCGGGCGGATAACACGGGAATCGCTGCCGAGATCACCCATATCGGGCTTGGCACTTCCGGCTATACGCCGAACAAGACGCAAACCGCACTGCGCACGCGCAAGGGCATGTATCGGGTATCGGATGGGGAAAAGCTGAGCTCGACCCTTCTGCACCTGACGGCGGTCGCTGATGACGCCCTCGAGTATTGGGTCAAGGAGGTGGGTTTCTATCTCTCTGACGGCACCCTTCTCGCGGTGTGGTCCGACCCTACGACCGCTCTCGCCTACAAGTCGCCGACCGCGCAACTGCTGCTCGCCTACGACCTTTCGCTCGAGGCGCTACCCGCTGACAGCGTGACCATCACCTCGACGGGCGCAGGCCTTAACTTGAGCCTGGCGGCACCGCTGGCAGCGCAGGCGCAGGCGTTGATTGCCGAGCAGTTGCGCGGCCTGCAGAAGCAGGACCGGCTAGACCAGCAGGAGCAAGTGCAGCGTGTGGCGGGCGAGCAAATCTCTCGCTTGATCTCGCGCATGCTGGAGGTCGAAAGGCGCCAGGATGCGGAGCGGGAGGATCAAGCAAGTGCCGCTGTTAGCACTGCATCTGCAGTGGTCGCGGAGCAGCTGCGCGGTATGCAGCAGCAAGACCAGATTGACGACCTCGCGGGCAGTTCGCGCCGGGCGGGGGCGGTCATCGACAACCTTTCTCAGCGCCTGCAGACCTCGGAGCGGCGCCAAGACTCGGACCGCGAAGCCATGTTGAGCGCGGTTGTGTGTAACGCAGCGGCGGTAGTCGCCCTGCAAAACCTTGTATCTCAAAACACCTTTGGAGCATAAGACGTATGAGTCTCGAAACTGACGTAGCCGCCCTGGTCACTCAAACCACCAAGCTGATCGATTATTTCGGTGCCAAGAAAAGCGACATTGACAAGGCGGTGGCGGCGGCAATCGCTGCAGCACCAGAAACCTCGCGTTCCTGGTATGTCGACCCGGTAAACGGCCTGGATACCAACGCTGGCACCCAGGCGGCGCCGTTGAAGACCATCAACCGGGCAATCGCCATGACCCCGCCCAGCGGCGTATGCACGGCGTACATCCTCGACGACTACGAC